AGCCGCCGGCAGGCATTCCACAATAGCGAAAATCTTTGGGAGCCAAAGGAGCCAGGGAGTTATATACTAGGACTCATGTGAGCCAAAGGAGCCAGGGAGTTATATTATACTGTTTGTTGGGCACTATTTCGGTGTTCCAGCGTAGCGCCTAGTGCCCAACTTTAGTTCTACTATAGCTTTAGTCTATGCTTCCTGTTCTTCGTTGTTTGCTTTGCAACGCTCTTCCTCCTCTTGTCGATAAGCTTTGTTCAACATGTATCGACGTCGTAGAGGAGTATCTCGATTCTCAATATCCCGTCGACGACGTGGATTTCGTTCCGGAAAATCCCGATACTCAGGATTCCGACGATCTTTCCGTGGATCTCGGCGAAGTTACCGAGGACGACGAACCAGAAGAACGTATTTGCGATCATCTCGCGCCTCCTTCCTCCGAAAATTGAAGATGAAAAGGCGTATTAAAGCGCCTTTTACGAAGAATAGTGGTCGTGTGTTTCCAAAACCTAATAAGCATCTTCGTAATGAAATTATTAATTGTATGCAACCGGAGTCGGTTTTGGATCGTGAATCTCATAACAAGATTCCGATTCCCTATACTAGTACGCTTTCTGGTCGTGTCGCTGCTTGGGTGATACCGTATCGTCTTTCGGACACGACTAGTACAACTCGTATTACTGGTGTTGTGCAGCATTATCCCTTTAGTGCTACTGATCTTGTTGATATTTATAATGCCGCTTGGGCTCTTACTTCTCCGTTTCCATATTTTGGTCAATTTGCTCCGCTTGGTATTTCTGGAGGCCAGATGCTTCCCAATACTGTTGGTACTCAGCGTCCTCATTCGCAGTTGAAGCTTCGTGTTGGTGCTTATTATACTTATACAGTTACCAATATTTCTTCTAACGACTTATATGTTTCTCCTTATAAGATTCGTGCTCGTAATGATATTAATGCTTTTGCTTATACTCAGAATATTTTGTCTGAGTATTGTAATGCTTTGTGGCAAAGTGGTATTGGTACTAATGTAGGTGGTTCTTTGGATGAAAAAACTATGTTTGAAGCTTTTCATACTAATCAGTATGATTTTTATGATGCTCCTGTATTTTGTGCCGATTGGGATGTTCGTCGTAAGAAATCCTTTAAGCTTGCTCCTGGACAGTCTCGTACTTTTCGTATTAAGATACGTGCTCGCACCTGGCGTATGCGTCATTGGTTTAATGATTTTCAAGCACCCACTGTTGCTTCTTGTCCGTGGGTTCGTTTCAAAGGAATTCCTGAGTATGTTTTCAAGTATACTACTAGTGATGGTGGTGATGCTAATCCTGATTATTACCCTGCTGATGCTGATGTTGGTTTGCCTGATTTGAGCATTCCTATGGAACAACAGCTTGGTGTTGTTTCTTTAGATTATAATATTAAGTATTATGTGAAATTAGTTCCTTGGTTTCAAGCTCGTACTTACACCTTAATGGGTGTTGATGGTGTGTCCCAAAATGCTGTTACATCTACTAAGGGTATGATTGATACTGATTTTGTTGCTGCTGCTATATCTACTGTTTAGTGCATGCTAGTTTGTTTGTGTTTGTCAAATATATGTTTTTGTTTGTGTCTAATCTAAAAACTTGTTAATGCACTCGCATGCCCATTCACTATCGCATTCAGGACAATTGAATGCATTCACTGTGTTTTCACAATAACACATTCCTCCATATAAAGTACATCTTTTTGTGCATATATTATAACTTGATGTTTCATTATTCCACATATATGGGATCGTCAGATCCAGAGCGTCGTTTAGGCGATTCGTCTCTGTTTCTCCCATTGTGTTGTAATAGTTCTTTTCTTCTAGCTGATGTAAGGGGGATGAGTTCTCGTAGACCATTAATTTCCCATATTTTCCACCTGTCAGCTGACATGGAGGAGAGGTTAAGGAGTTGATTACTGAACACCCATACATGAGGACATTTCATTAATACCATTTTACATTCGTATTTGGTACTCATAAACATGCCATTCTTGATTCCTTCCATAGCGCTTGAGACATCGTCTTTAGCCCAGTCAGCTGGTTTGCTACGGCTGAGGTCAAAGATATAGACATCTTTGTTGGACATTTGAGATACCAGATACAACAGATCACCTGTTCTAGCCCAACCCATTACCACCGCACCATGTTTCCATGCCATATGTTTAGTGAAGGCAGATTTACCAGTATTACCAACCGTATCCACCACCAAGTTGATTGTTCGGTTGTCAGGTTTTGTCATGCACCGATCTTTTACTTCTAGTTGCCATGGGTATAGGTGTGTGATGATGTCATCTCCTAGGTACTTACTTTTATCAGCATATGGTCCTCGTACTCGAGTATCATCTTTCATTGAGTAGGATTTGAGAGCTTCGATACCTGCAGTTGAAGCAGCTCCAATTTCAATTCCGTTAAGGAGTCCATTGAGCGATATAGCAAGCGATTTAATTTCGCAAGGTCTTCTTTTTGTAATGAGGTGTCCATACCCTTGATAGTGGTAGTTATGTGGTCCAGAAGGATTTGAATCTTCAAGCTGATAGATAAACTTGTCGCAGTACTTGGTACAAAATTCGTTGACTGGGACATCGTTTTCTTTGTTGTCAGAGGTTACAGACCAACGCCAATAGATATGATATACTTGAGTAGCTTTCTTAGCTTGTACCCGTTTTGAGTTAGGACCAGTTTTAATTTCGATAGCGTCAGAGGATGAGCGACCAAGTGAGAAGTAACCAGACATTGATTATCAGAGTGTTTGAAAGAGTGTTTTGGTTTGATAGAGAGACCAGTCTTGATGAATTTGTGAGTGATTGCGCGTTGTATTTTCATTGGTTGACGCGTGGTCGTCCGATCGATCGTGCGATGTCTTTCAACTTGCTCTTCAACGCGTAGTTAAAACCCCATACGCGTATGTATTTCCTTTCACGCTTTCCCCACTGGGTAACCCCATATCCCTCCCATTGCCTGCTTCAGTACTTTTGCTTCAAAGTACGGCGATAAATGCCAGGCAATGGGTGTAGCTGGTAGGTAGCGAGCCTGCGAGCTACCGCTAGCTATATGCCTGGCATTTATCGCTTTCGTTTAACTGGTAGCCGCCGGCAGGCATTCCACAATAGCGAAAATCTTTGGGAGCCAAAGGAGCCAGGGAGTTATATACTAGGACTCATGTGAGCCAAAGGAGCCAGGGAGTTATATTATACTGTTTGTTGGG